TTAGAGTCCAGCCCGACGGAGCTATGACGAGGCATATGGAAAACTGCATCCTAAAAATCGACGCTCAGCGTGGCGCTCGCATCACTAAAGACTTCCGAAACCCCAAGCTAAAGATAGACTTGGCAGTGGCCCTGATGATGGCATTTGACCGTGCAACCGTTAGAATGGAAGAAGCACTCGTGCCACAAGTTTATGTATAGGCGGTAATTCTTGGCAAACGTATTCGACAGGTTCTTCTCTAAGAGGGCGCTTTCGTATCAGAGCATTTGGGCAGCAGGCGGAAACATCGAGGATGGGACGCTTGCAGGAACCGTTGTAAACAGCGAAACTGCGTTCTCAATAAATGCAATCTATTCGGCTGTCTCCTTGATTAGCGATACAGTCTCAAGCCTTCCTGTCGACGTGTACGTTCGGAGGGACGGCGCTCGCTTCCCTTTTCGACCATCCCCTGCTTGGGTGCAAAAGCCAGACGTTGACACAACCAAAGAAGCTTTTTGGGGTTCTATAATCGTTAGCCTTTTGCTCGACGGCAATTCTTTTATTCGGGTCTTCTCAAACGACCGAGGCGAAATTGTAAATATGAGCGTCCTAAGCCCTCACAATGTCGAGATAACTCGCAACGGTCTAGGGCAAGTTATGTATCGTCTCAACCAAGAAGGACAGCTTCTTAGCAGCGAGCAAGTTATCTTTATTCCCGACGTTGTAAGACCGGGCAACATTCGTGGCGTCAGTCGGGTTGAAGCACTAAAAGAGAACTTTGCATTGGCAAAAGCTCTTGAAGCTTATGCAGCTAAGTTCTTTGGTTCTGGGACTCAGACTTCCGGCGTGATCGAGTTTCCCGGCAACCTAACTGCCGACCAAGCCAAGTCCCTGCAAACAGGATTTGACTCGAGGCACTCAGGCTGGAACAAGGCGCACAAGACTGCTATCCTTTCAGCAGGCGCTAAATACACTCAGACAAACACCGAGAACGACAGAGCGCAGTTCTTGGATTCTCGCAGGCTTGCAGTTGAAGATGTTGCCAGAGCTTTTCGAGTTCCTAGCAATATGCTCAACCTCCCCGGCTCAAATACTTACAGCTCGGTCGAGCAAAACAATCTCGCTTTTGTGACCCACTGCCTTCGTCCAATAATAGCAAAAATCGAAAGCGCTTTTAGCCCTCTAATGTCAAGAACAGCAGGAGGAGAAAACTCTTTCCTAAAGTTCAACATCGACGGGCTGCTTAGAGCTGACATTCAAAACAGGATGGCTGCCTATTCGACAGGACTGCAAAGTGGCTTCCTAAGCGTAAACGACGTTAGGCGACTAGAAGACCTAAGGCCAATCGAAGACACAAGCGCCGATATGCCTAGAGTTCCACTTGCTAACGTTGCAATAGACTCTGCCGACTTGGTAGCTACAGACAAGCGTGTGACGATGGCTTCTAAGTTAGTGCTTGCAGGTTACGATCCTGCCGAGGTGCTAGTCGCTATGGGACTTCCTCCTGTGGCTCACACCGGACTGCCAAGCGTTCAGCTCCAAGGCATTGCACAAGTTGACCCTGAAGACCCAACAAGCGCTTACATCGGCGATTAGAAAAGGTAGGAAACAATGGCACTAATACCAAGCAAGAGCGGAATACCAGCGACCACCAACAAGGTTGTTGCAGCGCCTAAAGCTCAGCCTGACCCACCAAAGCCAGCGGTTGAAGAACCAACGATTCAGCCTGCAACCTTTAGACCAAAAGCAAGCAAGATGGTAAACTCAAAGAAGACTAATTGAAGGGCGCAACAGTGTCAGGAATTGAGCAACGAGTAACAACGACCGACTTTGAGATTCGGGAAGAAACAGACGGGATGCACTTCAGCGGATACGCTGCGATGTTTAACTCCCCTAGCCTGCCACTTCCGTTCACCGAGCGGATAGCGCAAGGCGCTTTCAAGCGTTCGCTAAAGTCTCGCAACGATGTCAAGTTTCTTTGGAACCACGACTCCGGAGAGATTCTTGGATCGACTCGTGCAAAAACCCTAAGCCTTACCGAAGACGACAAGGGACTAATGGTTGGCGGCGTCCTGCCTAACACAAGCCGAGGCCGGGATGTTGCCGAGCTTCTTAGGCGTGGAGATGTTGACGCTATGAGCTTTGGATTCTCAGTCCCCACAGGAGGGGACGCTTGGTCGAGTGACGGCTCGGAGCGAACTCTAAACTCTGTGAGGTTGTTCGAAGTGAGTCTTGTCGGAAATCCTGCTTACACTGCAACCGCTGGAACCGTGTCGGTTCGTAGATTTGAAAAGGCAGCTCAGCGAGCAGAGGTCAGCGTCGACGCATTAGCAGACGCCCTCGGCAAGATTGAAGACGGACTCAACATAACCGGAGAAGAACAAGAACTCCTAAATCAAGTAATTACAACTTTAGCTCCTGAAGCCGAAGTCATACCCGAGCCGATCGTCGTTGGCGACCTTGGGTTGCTTGCGCTAAAAAAGAAGAAGCTAGAGCTTCTAATGAAAGGTATCTAATGGCTAACAAAGAGCAAATCGTCAAGGCAATTCTTGACGCTTCAGGAAACCCAGACAGCGGAGTAGTTCGAGTCAACGTTGAGAAGTGGGCCGATGCAATAGTTGCACTCGACTCTGAGACTCCACCGAAAGCCAGCGACGGCGAAGACGTGGTGACGGAAAGCGCTCCATTTGAGAGGGCTAAAAAAGAGACTCGTGTAACCAAGCCGACTGACATTCGCTAGTCGCCAAGCATCAAGTCTCACCCCGACGGACTTCTTGGAACCGTCGGGGTTCCCTTTTTAACTAGAACACTTGTTCGATAACACCTTTTTACAACAAAACACAAACAGCCACACAGACACACCTAGCAGCCTTTCTAACGGCTTTGACCCTACTCTTAGCCACAACCACGCAGGCATCACAGCGAACGTCCGACCTGAGCGAAATGGTGGGTCTTGCCCAGTGAACACGCACCCGAACATCTGTTCGAATAAAACACTAGTTGTTATCTAATTGTGATAACTAGTTTCTAAATGTTCTTGCTTATTCTTTGATAACTGCTACCATCCGCAGGTGTAACCCTGCGCACCTGTTGTAAACTATTTACATCGGATAAGAGTCAGCTCTGCCGACCCTGCTGTTGAGCGTTAACGCCACTGCATCCTAAATGCAAATTACCTAACAAGGAGACTAAATGTCTGAGTTCATTAAGACTCAGCACGAAGTTCGCAACAACCTTATTACGCAGGTTCGAGAAGTTATTGACTTCGCCGAAGCTGAAGGTCGTGGACTAGACAGTGCTGAACTAGCAAAGATTGACGCAATCGAAGTTGACATCCGCAAGGCGGACGACAGCATCACGATCGCTCAGCGTTCCGAGGAGCGCAACGTAGAAGCGTCATTGGCAGCCAAGGGATTTGTCCCAGCGGTTTCCGAGGAGCGTTCTTCTGCCGACATCTTCCGAGCAATGGCTCGTGGAGAACAGCGCAACCACACCTTCGAAAAGCGTGCGGCTCTCGTGCCATCAGGCAACACAGTACCAAAGTCGTTCTACGATGAGGTCTTTGATGTTGCTCGTTCAGTTGGCCCAATGCTTGAGATTCCTCAGATCATCCAGACAACCTCTGGTGAAGATTTGACAATCCCAGTTTTGAACGCATATTCTGCAATGACCCTAAAGGGCGCTGGCGCACAGCTTGACGATGTTGAGCCTACTTACGCAAGTATCACTCTGCAAGCTTTTAAGTACGGTGGAATTATTCAAGCAGCTAACGAACTAGTTGCAGACGCCGGGTTTGACCTTGGCTCGCACCTAGCAGGTCAGGCTGGAAACGGCATTGGCTACGCAGTAAACGCTGCGCTAACCGTTGGCACTGGTTCTTCACAGCCAAACGGAATCGTTACAGCATCCGGTGCTGGCGTAACTGGTGCGACTGGTGTTGCAGGTGCTTTCACTGCCGACAACCTAATCGACCTAATTTACTCGGTGGACTCGGCTACTCGTCGCAACCCTTCAATGGCGTTGATGATGAACACCAAGTCAATCGGTGAGGCTCGCAAGCTAAAGGACACCGCTGGAAACTACCTATACAACATCTCACAGGTAGGCCCCGGAGGTCAGGATACATTCGCTGGCTTCAACGTTCTAGAAAATCCTCATATGGAAGACACCGCTCTAGGCGAGAAGTCTGTAATCGCAGGTTCAATGGATAGCTACAAGGTTCGCCTTGCAGGTGGCTTGGATGTTGCTTCGTCAACAGACTTCGCTTTCCAGAACGACCTAACAACTTGGAGATTCCTTCTCCGTGTTGATGGCGACCTAACTTCAAACACTGAGGTTAAGCACTTCGTAGGTGGCGCAAGCTAACCCAACGAACTAGACCGAGGCCCTGTTAGTTTGTAGATTGCTAACAGGGTTTCGCTATGATACGATTAGCAAGCTATGTTGTTTGTCTTCATAGTTCCTTCGTTGAGAGAAGCCCTTGCCAGAAATGGTGAGGGCTTTTCGCTATCTATCGGCACTAAGTTAGACTAGAGCTTGGAGGTTTACATTGGCAATTACAAATGGATACTGCACTCTAAACGAGGTCAAGGCTTCTCTTAGAATCCCAGTGAGCGACACCATCGACGACGACCTGCTGGAGCTTGCAATCGAAAGCGCTAGTCGAGACATAGACCAATCGACAGAGCGACAGTTCTTTACTACAGAGACGCACCGCTTTTATGCACCGGAAGATTCTATCGTCTGCCAAATTGACGACCTTACAAATTTAGTTTCCATCAAGACAAGCACGGCAGCAGACGGAGTTTATGACGAGACTTGGACTTCAAGCGATTACCAGCTAGAGCCACTAAACGGGATCGCAGGAGGAATGGTTGTCCCGTTTGATAGCCTTCGTGCTGTCGGAGATTATTACTGGCCTAGAAGCGGACTAGAGGTCACTGTCAGAGTCGAAGGAACTTTTGGATTTGCCTCAGCGCCAATAGCAATCAAGCAAGCAACCGTCCTTCTTGCTTCGAGACTGTTCAAGCGCAACGATTCTCCGGGTGGAGTAATGGGCTTTGGAGATATTGGAGTTGTTAGGGTTAGCAAGTTTGACCCGGACATCGAGAGGCTAATAAACCCCTACAGAAAAATCAGGTTTGCGTGAGCATCGCTGCAATTAGGTCAGGCATCGCAGCCAACCTAAGAACCATCTCCGGGCT